GCGATGCCCGAGACGCCCGTGCCGCGAATGCGCGCGCCGCGGTATGAGGCCTTGCCGTCGTTGATCAGCCTGGCCACGAACGCCTCATCAGTGAAAGCGCCGACGTGGCCCGCTCCATGGATGGTGGTTGGCACCGCCGAGTCCGCCGCGGGCGCCAGGAAGACGATGTCCGACATCAGGCAGCCTCTTCGGGCGGCGTAACGTTCTGGCCAGCCGGCGGCGTGATGCCGCTCCAGTCGAAGATTTCGACGCGCCCCGTATGCCACATCTCGATGACGTAGTCGTAGTCATCGGCGTCGAAATCTGTTTCATGGCCGCGACCGTAGACCGTGCCTTCCTTGCCAACCCGCGAATCAGGGGTGGACGCCAGGAACCTGCACCTGGCCATCAATCCTTGTCCTTGCTCTTCGAGGGCCTGGTGCTGGTGGTGTCTTCGCGGCCGGTGCGTGCGTCGTAGACGCCTTGCTGCTTGGCCTGCTCCTGCTCGATAGCGACATCGGAGACCTTCCCATCGGCGCGCCAGTCGCGGAAGACCTCGTCATCCACGTCCACCTCCACGCCCGCAGCGAAGACTTCACCGGTCTTGGGGTGGGTGACCGGCACCAGGGTGCGAACCTTGGGCATTTACTTCTTCCCCTTTCCCTTAGCGGTCCTGGGCAGCTTGCTCTCATCGGTGCCCTTCAGCTTCCGCTGCGCGTCTTTGGGGTCGAAGCCGGGGACGTTGCCCCCAGCCGCAGCTCCAAAGAAGCGGGCCTGGGCCTGGCTGACAGGCTTCTTATAGGCACGTCCGCCAGGCATGGTCAGGCTCCAGGCTCGGGTGCCGGCTCAGGTTCTGGCTCTGGTTCAGGCGGAGTCGGCGGGACCGGAGGTTTGGGATCTTCTCGCATGGCTCAGCCCTCACCGCCGGTGGCGGCCTTCTGCTGGATAGCGAAGAACGGATAGCGCGACGCTTTGGTCGCCTGTTGGCGGTTGATGGGATTCGGAATCGCCCAGGCAAACCGCGCGGTCACGCGCAGCGCGACCATATCTTGCTGCATGAGGTTGTACTGAATGACGGGCGGCGAGCCATTGTCCGTGATGACGCCCGTGTCAAACATTTCCATGCTGATGTCGTCGCGGATGGCGAGCATGGACTGGTCCCACTCTCCGCCGATCATGCTGTAGCCGGTGGCGCCCGTGTTGAAGCTCGCCAGGCCAGCGTTGGAGAAGACGATGGGCTCGCCGAAGAGGCTGCCGGTGTTGATCGCGGCGTTCGGGGTGCTGTTGTCGCCGACGAAGAGCATGCCCTTGGTCGTGTCGCGCATGCCGCGGAGTTTGGCCTTAACCTGGCGGCGAGCCCAGAAGCCGGTCACGTCGTAGCCGTCCGCCTCCACCAGGCCCATGGCGGTGTTGACGTCGTCGACGAAGTCGACGGTGGAGGTGCCCGCGATGACCAGGTTGCCTGCGGAGTTGGCGCCGGAGACGATGCTGGGCGGGAAGGTCGACGGTGCGTTGGTGCCGAAGAAAATCGCGTCGTCCAGGGCGACGCCGAAGGCTTCGGTGATCTTCGGACGCGTCTGCGCCCAGAAGTCGTAATCCATGTCGTCCAGCAGGTTCTTGGCGATGGGGACGATCACGGCCATTTCTTCGGCGTTCAGGTAGACGTTGTCCCACTGGAGCGACGTCGTCTGCTTCATGCCGATATCGCGCGCGTCGAGGCTGGCGCCGGTGATCCAGTACGCCACTGGCAGCTGCGACATGACCGGGATGCGCTGCTGGGCGCGCTTCATGCGGACGTGCGGCATGAGCTGCAGCGCAGCACTCTTGACCTCGATGGACTGAACGATTTCCCGCTGGACTTCTTCAGGGATCAGCGGACCTGAGCCAGGCGTGGCACGAGAGGCGATGCTGTTGTAAGGCGTGAGAGTGGCCCTCTTATTGAACGGGGCTCACTCTCGCGATTCGCTCAGCGCCGAGTCAGCCCGCGGTGTTGTGTCGCGCTCCCCCGACGCCGTAGTAGTCGCGGAGGATGTCGGCGACCTTTTTGTCAGATGCGCTCGGCGCGCTGGCCGGCAGCAGGTCTGGATCGGCGAAGCCTTGACGTGACTCCGAAAGGACCTGCTTGCGGAACGCGGGATTGCGGCGGAGTTTCGCCTCAGCGTCGCGTTCAGCCTGGGCTTGTGCCTGCTTCTGGAGGCTCTTCAAAGCCTCTCGAACAATCAAGTTCCGTCCCTGCAAGCCGACTCCGGCGCCCTCGAGCTTCATAATCCGCTCGCGCTCGCTCATCGGCAGCATTTCCATGAGTGGGTCGATGGCGACCCGGTCGTGCTGCGTTCCGATATCCGCGAAGAATGACGCGAGGCCCTGCGTCTGCTGTTGCTGCTGCTCGGCTTCGCGCTCTCTCTGGGCGAATTGCCAGGGATCTTCATCCCGAAGCTTGCGGCGTTCAGCCGCCCTCGCCTCCTGGAGCCGCTTCGCTTCTCGGCGGTCGGTCTCAGCCTGGATTCGACGGTCTAACTCCTCCTGGGTCAGCGTGAGCTTGCTCGACGCTTGTCCGTCCGTCCCCAGTTCCCCGCCGTCATTCGGGGTCTCCGTGGTGCGTCGGTTGAGTAACCGATCCCACCAGTGTGGTGAAGACCCTTCCTTCGGCTCGTCGGAAACCGGTTCCGCCGCGACTGCATCGGGTGCGCTCTCGACACCCTGAGAAGGCGTGTTTGGTTGTTCGGGTTGCATGATAAGCGCTTAGCCTCCGAATTGGTACTGCATCCAGTCCCAGGGGGTTCCCGTGCCCGTCGTCGCGCCGACGATGGGCCCCGTCGCCGGCGTGCCTGCTCCGCCGCCGGGGTACATCTTCTGGTACGCAGGATTGATCATCCCGGGTGGGACTGCGGGCGGTATGGGGGCGACCGGCGGGAGCCCTTGCGCTGGCGCAGCGGCCGGGGCGGCGGGAACTGGCGGAGTCGGCATCCCGCTGGGCATGTACCGGGTGCGATTCAGCTGACCAGGCACGTCGATGGCCTGGAAATTGGGCGGCGGCGTGCCGGTGGCTGCCGCCGCGGTCGGCGAGATGTACTTGAGCGCGTCCATGACCGCGTCGTTGGCCGTCTTGGTCAGGTCCGGCGCCTGGTACGTCACCGCATTCGGGACCGCGCCCAGCCCTGCGAAGTCGCCTTTGGAGGCAGCGGCACTGGCAGCCTCGAAGCCCGGGCCCACCCGCCCGTTCTGCATGCCCGCGAAGGCGCTGATGGCCTGCGTACCAGCCCCCAGCGCGGTCTGGTAGGACGCGCGCTGCATCTCGGTCTGGTCCTTGGCCTGCTGGAATTGCGCGGCCTGCTGCGCGGCCTGGAGGCTCTGCTGCTGGGGCGCGACCTGGGCGTCGTACCAGGAGTTGTATTCCCTCAGCGCGTCGTCGGCGGTGTACTGCTTACCGGCGATGGTCTGACCGACCTTGCCCTGCACTTCCGCACCCTTGGCCTGCATCAGCGACTGGATCTGACCGACGCGCGCAGCCACCTCCGCCTGCGTCTTGGGGATGAACTCGGGGTTGATGCCCGCCGCCGACACCGCACCGGAGTTCGGGTCGCGCTGCCAGATCGACATGCCCGTCGGCGTGGTCTGCACCGTCGGCGCATTGCCCTGGGCGATCTGCTGCTGGGTGCGCTGAGTCGTCGCCTGCTGGCCGGCCGTAGACGCCTCTGTGCCTGCCAGCGTGGCGGCCTGTTGCGCCAGGTCGCCGGGCAGCTTGGCTTTAGTGACGTCGATGTTCTGCTGGATCTGCTGCGTCTCGGCGCCGGTGCGCTGAGTGGTCGCCTGCTGGCCGGCCGTCTGCGCGGTGGTCAGCCCGATGTTGGCGGCGTCGACCTTTTCCTTCTCCGCCTGCGTCTTGTCGAACTGCCGCTGCTGCTGGCCCTGTGACTGATCGAATTCGTAAATTTTCTGTTTGAGCTGGGCTTCGCTGAGGCCCTGTGCGCGAGCGTCGAGTTGCAGTTTCTGCAGCTCTGCGGCGGTTATGTAGCCGTTGCCCGCGTCCGAGTTCGCCTGGCGCTCGTTGCGGAGGGCTTCATTCTTCTGGCGGTCGAGCGCCTTGTTGACCTCGTCGTCGGCGTTGGGGGTATGCGCGGGGACGATCAGCTTGACGCCGTTCGGCGACGAGGGGTCCAGGACGTACCAGCCCGTGTCGGCGCTGCCGTACGCGGTCGGCTGCGCCGTGCTCGGCTTCGCGGCGGCGTTGGGGCTGGGCACCGTAATAATCGGAGAGTTCGTCGCCGACACCGGCTGTGATGCGTCGAACTTGTCATTCTTGATGACGATGTTTTCCTGACCCTGCGGCGCGCTGATGGCGCCCGTACCGCCACCAGTCTGGATTGCAGCGAGGATGGCCTGGGTCTGCTCAGGCGTGAACTGCGTTGTCTTCGATTCAGCCATCACTTCCCTCCAAAATTGGATACAGTGCGCGGCATGTCGGAAGAGTCACCCGAGCGCGATTGGGAGGCGCTCCTCGAGCCTGAGAAGATCACCATCTGGGAACAGCGCCGTCGCGAGCGAGCGCTCAAAGCCATGCGGCGTCGCGACCGCATCTGGGCCGTATTCACCTGGATCGTGATCGGCGCCGTCTTCCTGATCTGGCTCGCGCTGTTCCCCTGGGTCACGCGCGTACCGGGGCCGTGGAATTGGCTCACCTGGCCTGCCTGGATACTGCTGTTCCCCTCACTGCTGTTCGTCACCGTCGTCATCCTGCGTTGGCTAGAGCGTCGAGTTCTTCCTGGTCCTGACCAGGAGTTGCTGCTTGAATCCTGATCGCATCGCGCCGATTCTGTTGACGCTGATAGCCCTCGAGGCCCTGCCCCAGTAGCTCCGGCGTCATCATCGTGCGCGCCACCTCGCGCGACTTGCTGTAAATACGCTCGATCTCCTTCGCCTTCTGCTCGTCTGGTAGCTTCTTCCACGAGTCGGTGTCGACAAGCGCTGTCAGGAGCGCGTACGCGAGCTGGCCAGACTGCTCCTGGTAGCGGCGCTGCTGGTCGTCGGTCAACTCCACGGGAAGCTTCCCGTTGAGCAAAGTGATGTTCTTGTCGGGCGCGCCTGGCTCGACGCCGTACGCGTCCTGGAGTCGGTGCAATTCGATCTCGACCGGGTCATCGCGCACGTGGCTGCTCGGGAAGGGGTTGAGGAAGGCATCGAGCCCGCTTTGTGGGCGCTCCACGGGAAACCCGAAATTGTCCAACCGCTCGGGCACCGTATGCGACACGCCCGGCAGGTTGGCGGCAACCCCTTCGAGCACACTGTTCGGGTCGCGCACCGTGTTGTCGGTCATGCGCGCCAGGCCGCGCAGCAGTGCTGAGCCAGGGATGGCATTGCTGGCGTACTGCGTCGCCAGGCGTTCGATCTCTTTGGTGGGGTCCTTGCCGCCGCTAGAGCCGTTCTGGAACAGGTCCAGCGTGTCGTACAACCCCTGCGTCCAGGTCTGATTCAGCAAGCCTTTGCCGGCCGCCAGGCCGGCCATGGTCGCTACCCCACCGATGTCCTCAGGGTCCTTGAGCTGGCCGCGCTTGACGGCGTCGGCGATATCCGCGGCTGAGCCAATCAGCGTCGAGTACGGCTGCAGCGCCTGGTAGCTGTGCCAGTTGCCGGTGACCGGATCCTTGAAGGCATACGGGAGTTTGCCCGAACGGTAGAAGGCGTCGCGCTCGGTCGGGTCATCCGGTGCGCGGCCGGTCAGGTTGTCGCCGGAGGCGGCGTAGGCGTACAGACCGCCCATGAGCGCGCTACCCATCGCCGTGCGCGACATACGGTCCGCCAGGTCGCCGGCGCCCGCTTCGCGCAGTGCTTGCCGCCCAGCCTTGGTGCTGAAGTCCGCGCCGATTTTCAGTGCGCCCAGCGGTGAACGCTCCAGCATGTACTTGGTGACGTTGATCGGCGTGCGAGTAAACGGTACGACGAACTTGAGCACAGGCCATTTATTCCAGGCGGCGTTGAGCTTGGAGGCGAACTCGTCGTTCTGCTGGAAGACGCGGTACTCCGCTTGCTTGCCGACGCTATCCAGCATCTCTTGCGTCGGCGCGCTGGTCAGGCGTGCAACCCGCTCAGCGAACGCATCGCCGCTCAGGCCTTCCTGTTTGGCGATGCGGTACGCCTCACCCCGCAGTGCGCCGGCGCCATTGACGCCGCGGAAGAACTGGTCTTCGGCCTCGAGCGCGCGGCCGGGATAGCCCAGCGCCTCGAGTGGCGTTCCAGCAAACGGCTCGTGCGTCAGGCGCGTGATCTCGCCGCCTTTGCCTGGCGTGCCGTATTTCAGCGCGTCGAGCGTATCGCGCCAGGTGCCCGGATCGGCGATTGCGTCCTTCATGCCCTGCAGCTGGGCGATGGACTCGCCCGCGTAGCGCTGGCGCGGACCAGTATCGCCCAGTAGGCGCCTGGCCAGCGGGTCGAAGCCCGCAGCGCCCAGGCTCTCCGCCGGCGTGCCGACCGCGGTCGCAGTGTTCGAGACGATGTTGCGAATATGCGTCAGCGGATTCGAGAGCAGATTGAAGTACCACAGCGCGGTGAGCTTGTCGGTGAACGTATAGTTCCGCGCGATCTTGGCAAAGTTCGACAGCTTGTCCGGGTCGGTCAGGTCCACCTTGGACAGCTGAGATGCCCACTCTTCAGGCGTCATCTTGGCATTGCCGGCCATCGTTTCGACCTGACTAATCAGGTTCTTCTGCCCGCTCATCGTGTCCGCGGACAGGCCTTCCAGCAGTGAGCCCGCCTTGGGCAGGCGCTTGCCGACCGCCTCCTGAAGCGCCTGGTAGCGCGCCAGTTCGCCTACCATCTCGGACACCGCCTGAGTGTTGCTCGTGTCGTAGCCCAGCTGTTGCTGCAGTCGACCCAGACGGCTCTGGGACTGCGTCATCGCCTCATCCAGTGCGCGCAGGGCGTCGGGGTTGTCGCTCCAGGCCTTCACTACGCGACTGGGATCTTCACCGGCGGCCTTAGCCAGGCGCTGGATGGGACCATCCAGCGAACCGGTGCGATCAAAGGGATTGGTGTGTGCAGTCTGGACCAGGTCCTGGACCGGCTGCGGGATGTAGCCCGGCAGTTTCAGTTCGGGCGGAGTGAATACGTCTGGACCGGTCATGCGCGGGCCTTCACCCTCGCCCTTCGGCAGACGCTCGCTGCCGACCGGGAGCTCCTGGCCCATGCCGCCCAGCGGTAGCTGACCGGGCTGCGCGCCGCCAGGAATGTCAGGCCCGACACCAGGACTCAGACGCTCGCCGCCTGTCACTAACTCCTGGCCCATACCTCCAAGCGGAACCTGGCCGGGCATGGGCCGATTGGGCAGTTCGACGCCGCCGACGTCGGGCAGGCGTTCGTTGCCAACCGGCAGTTCGCGACCCATACCACCAAGCGGCAGCTGCCCAGGCGTCGGGCCCTTCGGCATCTCCGGGTTCTCCATGCCGCCGACTGCGATCATCGCCTTCTGGTAGGCGTCGCGGTCTTCCGGCGTCATGACGGATGGATCGACGCTCAAGGTCAGCGGCGCCTGCCCCTTCATCGGAATCGATTGCGAGCCCGCCGTGCCCGCGTACTTATTGTTCAGGTCCACTATGGTCTGGGCTGAGTCGGTCGGGCTCGAGCCTGACAGGAGCGCGCTGAGCACGCCGCTGGCGACCGGGATGTTCTTGTCCTGAAGATCCTTGGCGAGACTTGCTCGCGTTTCAGGTGACATCACGTCCGCAGCGCTCTTGATCACGTCGCCGACGCCGGTGAGGTGCGGGGTGGTGACAGCATCCAGGATCGACTGGTCCAGGCCACTTGGCTGCCCGGCAGCGGCCTGCGCGTTGGCTTGGCCGAAATTGGTGTAGTCAGGCGGACCGCCCGGGCTGCCAGGCCGCAGACGCCCCGTCGCCGCCGCGGTGAGGTTGCCAGACGTGTCGACCTGCGGCAGGTCGACCTGGAACTGGGGCTGTTCGACGCGGCTCGTGGTGTCGCTTGTTGCCGTGTCGCTGGTGCGGCTGGGCTGGAAGAAGCTGGCGACCGTGTCCTTGGCCTGGCCAAG